TAAAACGCCAGCTCCAATTAAGTCCTCGATTCGACCACAGTAGAACGGCATTACCACCGGGTCGCCGTCTACCGTCCGAAGTCGGTCAGTTTTCCACTGTCCCACAACCACTAGCGGCGTCGGGTCGTCCCCGGCGTACCGCGTGGCGTAGATGGAACACGAGCCGTCCTCTGCCTGCTTCGGGCAGCGCACGGGCGCTTCCCCCGGAAAGTGGAGAGTACAACACCTGCCACCGCACACGCTCAGACAGTAGGTGGCTCGGTCCATTGTATACTTCTGGCTACTCGCCCTTCTTCTGGCGCTCTGCCTTATAGGCAAGCTCCTCTGCCTTGCTACGAGCCTTCTCGTAGGAAACCTCCTTGCCGCCACTACGCATCTCCTCAACGGCTCGCGTCGTCGGAATCATGCGGTCAATAGCGTCACGGGTGCGCTCCTCCTGGGTCATCTGAGTGCGCCAACGCTGCACCTCTGCGTTCGACTCGTACTCACCCTTTAGCCCTTCAACCCTCTCAGCCTTGGCTTGCGCTAGGTTTTGCTGCGTCTGTTGAAATATCTTGGTTCTCTCGACCATATTCAAAATAGCCTGCGGGTGCTGCGGCTTTATGATACGTCGGGGTGGTGCCCCAGACCCCAGATTCTCTTTCTTAATAAATGCGGTCATAAACCCGTCCCCTCTCTGTGGCTACGCCTGCTTAGGTGGTACAACAGAATCTTTTACTGCCTGCTTCTGAGGCGCGGCAGCCTCTTGGGCTCCCTGCCTCGGTGGAACAATGGACTCTCTAACTGCTCTCTTTGACTGCTCTTCGGCGAGCTTGCGACGAAGCACGTTCAGCTCACTCTCGTACTGCTTTTCCTTCTCGTCCCACCCTATCTCGCTCGCCATCTTCTGCTTGATAAACTGCTCAAGCGAGTCCCAGGGGTTAATGCCTGCGCCCTGGCTGTAGTGGGTCGCCTTTGCGGCGCGGGCTGGATTTGGGTCGTTAAACTTCGGGAAGTTGCCGTAATCAATAAGCCTGTAGCCCTTGCGGAGATAAATCTCCACCTGATGAGCTATCTCCGGTCGGCTTTCGGCGTTGAGGGTCATTAGACCCGTGGCTGGCTTGCGCTGCCCGTCGTGGCTGATGTGCCACTCCTTTGTCTCAAACAGCACATAGGCGTGCTTCGGGCGCTTCCAACCAGTAAGGTACTGGATGGTTTCCGGGCGAGGCTGAACTATCGTGTGATAAACCTCGTCTTTCTGTGGGGCTCTAGGTAGTTTCGTCTCGCTCATGCGCTAACCATGATGAAAAAGTTAAGGGCGGGGAAAGAGACTTGCTCCCTCCCCGCCCCAAAACTTACTTCATCTTAGGTGTCGCTCAAGAGCTTAACGCCGCAGAGGTCATTCCACTCAAGTACGTCGTAGAACATGTACGAAGCATACTCAGTGTAGAACCCTTCAGATCCCTTAGCCTTCACCCATGTCATAGGAGCTGGAGCAAAGAAGCCCGCGAAGCACCACATTGGGTGGAAGATGCCCTGAACGGTGTCACCGCCCACAGTGGCGTGTCCCGAAGTGGCATAGAAGTCGATTGGTCCGAGCGAGCCAACGTGACAGTTGTTCTGCGGAGTGCCAGCAAGGATCTCAAGGAAGGATTGGTTCGTCCAAACTGAAGCGCCAGACTGAACAATCTCCTTCTTGATATTGTAGTGTCCACGATGCGAAAGGACCGCCTTTAGGGGCACTTCCTTGTTCGGGCACTCGCTGTTGAAGATGTTAAACTGCCCAAGCATCACATCGTCGATGGTCAGAATCGAAGCCGAAGTAACGGCAGTCGAAAGACCCGACAAGAGCGAGAGGGCATCGTTGTCGATGAAGCGAGCAATCGCAGCACCGTGCTCAGCGGCAATACGGTCAGCGGAGATGCTGCCGAATTGTCCCTGCTCAACCGATACGCCAGAAACAACAGCGCACTTAGCGATTGTGGCGCTAACCGAAGTATCCGTCAGCTCGCCATCTCCATTCGGAGCGAGGGCAGTTGACTCAGCGAGCGAAGCTGCCGAGAGAGAGCCCTTCTTTACGAGCTTGGCAGTCATCGTGCCAGCCGGAAGTCCCTCAACGTGCATGAGATTCATCATGCAGTTTGCTTTTACCAGCGCAGGCGAAATGCCCGCTGCTAGTACGTCTGTTACATTTACTGAGTTTCCAAACTCAGTGATGTTGCTTACAGCACCCATAATTTAATCCTTATAAAAACTTAAAAACTAAGTAGCCTTCGTAAGAGCTGCGAAGAAGTAACTTGTTCCGTTACTTACCACGAGCTTTACAGCCGTATTTGCACCGTTATCGTCCTGAATGAAAACCTTGCCAGCCTGGCTCGCTGCGGTGCCAAAGGCAGCCACAAGCTCAGCTTCAGTTGGCGTGGTCACATTCGATGTGTCGATCTTGGTGGCAACGCCGTTGACGACCTTCACGCCATCAACGTCCTTGAACTCTGTCATCGCCATAAATCATCACCCTTATGCTATGCGGAAATAGTACGCAAAATCTTTTGCACCGCCGCAGGATCTTCTTTTTTGAGCCGTTCCAACACTTCCTTCGGGTTTGGCATTGACTGAAGCTCCGCAAAAGTCTGTGGAACCTTGTTTACGGCTCTTTGCCCAGAGCGTTGCTGCCCAGGGGAAAAGTCCTTAACGCCGCCAACACCAGATGCCTTGGCAAGTGACGGATACTTCTCCACAAGGTGCTCTCCATACTCCTTGAGAGTCATGGGGCGAGCGCCCTTGTATAAAATATCCCCGCTTTCGTCCTTTACGACGATGCTACCATCATCATCCAAGTCACAGCTTTCCTCTACCTCTCTTTTAATCCAGCGAACGGCGTCTTGGTTGAAAAGCGAGCCAATCTCGCCCATTACCTTATCAGTCACCGCCAGAGTCTTGTTTACCCGCTGTAGCTTGGTCAGCTCCTCGGAGAGCCGTGCCTTTTCCGTCTCAACCTCGCTGCGGTACTTGTTGAACTTCTTTTCAAACAGCTCCTCTAGCTTTGCCGGGTCTTTCTCAGCCGCCGTGCGCTCAGTCTCCTCTAGCTTTTGGCGCAAGGACTTCACCTCGTCCGGGTCAATGTCCTTATACATAGTGGAAAAAGTTTGATACTTCTTCTCCAGCTCGGCGAGCTGCCCCTGAAGCCGCTGGTTTCTTTCCCGCAGCTTGCCAACTTCCTCCATCGACGGCTGCGGCTGCGAGTCGCCGGACCCTGCTCCGGTCGAGGAATTATCATCGTGCCCGTTACCATTGTTATTGCCGCCAGTGCTCATCATGCGCTCCGTACTTGCTTTATAATGCTTCGTTTCTGCTCTACGCTTAAACCAAAGAACGGACGCTTATGGTCCACCTGATTCCACTTAGCCTTTTGCGCCTGTTCTGGCGACTTGAAGTAAATGGTAGCAGAGAGCTTATACGTCTGTTCTTCAAAGCGAACGCTTAGTGAGTTAAACATATCCCCGCTGAAAGTCAGGTCAACGCGATCAATCCCCTTGCCCGCCCGAAGCCTCTTTTTTGCCCAACTTTTGCTGTAGTCTTTGAATAGGTTGGACTCAATATCAAACCCACCTTGAGTGCGGATACGAATACCGTCCTTAGCGCCTTCAACGGCAGTGCGAAAGTTGCTCTCAATCCTGGAAAGCCGCGCCTTCACCAGCCCTTCCACGACCTCCAACCCTGAGTAGCTAAAATTCATAGAAGAAACCCGCCCTCTTTTGCCCCTGTGTTCCCTTGTCGCCGTAGGACTCCTTTAGGGTCCACGTTTCTTATGCTCCAGTGGCTTCCCCAGGACTCCTAAGAGGCACTAGAAGATGCCGACATCCCCACCCTCCACGGTAAATCCAGGCGGGCTCACGGTTATCGTTACGCCACTTAAAAATCTCCTGAATCGGGTAGACCTTCTTCGCCCTCTCGGCGCAAAAGGGTCTGTTCCTCTCATCCAGCGGTCCAGCGTACAGCACATACGGAATCCCTAGCGCCAACGCCTGCTCAATCAACACCATCTGGTTGTGCGCCGTAATCGACGCCGTAAGCTCAAACTTCAGGTACTTCTTCGCCTGCTCTCCGGCAGCCTTAATAAGCTCCGCTGTCCGAATAGGGCGCTCGGCAAA